AATTTATTTTATGATGCTTTTGGTAATCCTAATTCACCTACTTTTAATCCTAAAAAACATTTAGCAATAAGAAATAAATTAACAGAATATTATAAATTAAGAGACGCAATTACCGCTAAATACCCTAATATAAAATTTGAATTAGATCACCCGTTATCTAAATCTAGCTTAAATAAAATATTTAATGCAACCGCAGATCAACTAACTTTTGTTAATCCACTAACTAAAGATCTTAATAATGGTTTTAAGGACTCACTATCTTTACAATATGAAAAAGCTGTAGAGGGAAAAAATTTAAATAAAAAGAAAGCTGTAGAAAAAATAGCAAAAGATCTAAAACTAAATATTGGTAAGATTAGTAATGATGCAACTAATTTTAAATATGGCGTAAAAGAATTTCAAAAACTAGACATAAAAGAAGAGTTGTTAAAAGCTGTTAGAACTCAATCAGATTTAAGCTCTAGTTTTAAAACCTACGTAAAAAATAATCCTGAATTATTTAAAACGGCAGGTGTAAGCACACAACAAACTTTTACACGAATAACACCATCTCAAATAAAAGGTGTTGAAAATCTTTTATTAAAACTTTCAGCACAAGTAGATAAAGACTGTGCGCAAGCGGTTGCAGATGGTGGTCGTATAGGATTACAGAGTATTGGGTCTAAAAGTGTTTGTATTACAAAAGCAAAAAATTATATGACTGAACAACTTGACAAAGGAATTGGAACTCAACAAAATGCAAAAACAAGTTTGATAAAAAGAATTATTTCAGGAACAGGGCAATTTATAAAACAAGGTTTAAGTCCAAAAGAATTATTAAAATTAGAAAATTTAGTTGGTAAACCTGCTTTGTATGCAACAGCTGTGATTGAAACTGGTTTTTTAGCTGATGATGTTTTAAGAAAAAAAGAACCGATAAATGTTGCAGCAGCAGAAAATTTTTTATTTGGTAGTCTTTTAAATTTAAATGCAGACGCTGAAAGAGCAAAAAATTTATTAGAATCCGGTGTTAAGTTATCACCAGCAGCACAAACTTATGCACAAGGAATTATTGATCAAGATAATTTTAGAAGATTATCTCAAACATATTCAACAAACTTAGTTAAAAATCCTTTGTTTATTCCATCGGGTGCAAAAGCTAAAGCAGATACAGTTTTAGAAAATTTAAAAAATAAAATTGCAAACACTTCAGAAACAGGTGCTTTAGATTACCAATCAGCATTAGATGAATTAGAGGGGACATTTAAAGCAAAACCAAAATTTTTAGATGCACCAGATGCACCAGATGTTACACCTCTAATAAATAAACTTGCACAACCTTCGGGAAAAAGAGTAGGACCCATGACTGCAAAAAAAGATATGCAGATAGACTTATCTTTACCAACGTATGATAGATCCCTTACAGCGAGCGATGATCTTTTAAATCAATATTTTAAAAGCATTGGTCAAGAACCCTTAGCACCTGGTGAAGGAACACTATTTAGAATGCGAGAACCAAATCAAAGAGGTTTGTTTGGCACTCAAGAAAAATTTGCAGGCGGTGGTATCGCTAAATTAGCTGGTATAGACGAAGGCCCACAGATAGCATCAATGAACCCTAACTCACAAGGGTTGCGATCTTTAAAAAACCGTGCTAAGAAAGTATAGGAGTATTAAATGGCAGATATAGATAAAGGACTCCCGAACACTAGAACTAAGATTGATATCCCTTCAGAAGAAGAGGTAGCAGAAGAAGTAAATGTTCAGGAACAAGAACCCGAAAAAGGACCGATAGAAGTTATACCTGAAGAAGATGGCGGTGTAACATTAGACTTTGAACCAGGATCAATAAATGTCCCTGGAACCGAATCACACTTTGATAATTTAGCAGATCTTTTACCAGACGATGTATTAGAACCAATCGGTAATGATATGACTCAAAATTTTATGGATTATAAAAGTTCAAGAAAAGATTGGGAGAGATCGTACACCGAGGGTCTAGATCTTTTAGGATTTAAATACGAAAATAGAACAGAGCCGTTTCAAGGAGCATCAGGTGCTACTCACCCCGTGATGGCAGAAGCTGTTACACAATTCCAAGCACAGGCTTACAAAGAATTATTACCAAGCGATGGACCTGTAAGAACGCAAGTCATTGGACTTAAAAATGCACAGACAGAACAACAAGCAACGCGTGTTAAAGATTTTATGAATTATTTGGTTATGGATCAAATGAAAGAATACGAAGCAGAATTTGACTCAATGTTATTTCATTTACCATTAGCAGGTTCAACATTTAAAAAAGTTTACTACGATGTAAATATGGGACGAGCTGTATCTAAGTTTGTTCCAGCGGATGAATTAATCGTTCCGTATACGGCCACCTCATTAGACGATGCGGAAGCGATTATTCATGTAATTAAAATATCTGAAAACGAATTAAGAAAACAACAAGTATCTGGTTTCTATAGAGATGTAGAATTAGGACCACCAGGTCATGTTGAGAAAAATGATTTAGAAAAAAAAGAACGTGAACTTGAAGGAACAAGAAAGTCAGGAAAAAATGAACCTGTTTATTCTTTACTAGAGTGTCATGTAAATTTAGACTTAGAAGGTTTTGAAGAGGTCGGTGCAGACGGACAACCGACTGGAATAAAATTACCTTACATCGTAACAGTCGAAGAAGGTAGTAGGAAAGTTCTTTCTATCAGAAGGAACTATGCGCCCGATGATCTAAAGAAAAATAAAATCCAATATTTTGTCCACTTCAAGTTTCTGCCAGGACTAGGATTTTATGGCTTTGGACTCATTCATATGATTGGCGGATTGAGTCGTACGGCAACGGCGGCTCTCCGTCA